GTGGGAGATTAAACTGATGGGCGAACCTTTTTCTAAGTTAGGTAAGATGCAGCGTCTTCCTGTGCAGCACAACATTAGTTTGGCAACAGAAGAGCGTACTATACCTACAGGTGCTGTGTTCTATCTTCCCATCCCCACACTAGATGCCAAGAATGAGATTAAGCTGCAAGAAGCAGACCAAGACTTGTTTGCTGATTTTATGGCATGGGTGCAGAACTACAATGACTACATTTGTTCTGAGTGGGATAAAACCACTCGTAACAAGATGTCAGATGAGGACGTTGAAGTTGTAGAAGACTTTATCGAAATCGAAGGTTCTGGTGATTGAGATGAATCATCCTGCTGAACTGGCTATACATCAATACCTACAGAACGCTATCTCTGGTAATGCTACCATGTCTAAAGATACCATTGAGCAGATAGGTAAAGATGTAATGGCTGCTGCAGAGCGTCAGTTTGGTGGTGGTGGCAAAGGCCGGGGTGACTTTACATTGCGTATGTCTAATGTAGGTCGTCCGGCTTGCCAACTTTGGTATGATAAAAACAAACCAGAGGCGGCTATGCCACCACCCTCTACTTTCGTAATAAACATGATGATTGGAGACATCGTTGAGGCTGTCTTCAAAGGATTATTAACAGAAGCGGGAGTTAAATATGAAGACACGGATAAAGTTTCTCTTAACATTGGTGACGACAGCGTTTCTGGTAGTTATGACCTCATCATTGATGGTGCAGTTGATGATATTAAATCAGCTTCAGACTGGTCATACAGAAACAAGTTTGAGTCCTATGATAGTCTTGCCAGCGGTGATGGCTTCGGGTATGTGGCCCAGTTAGCTGGGTACGCAAAAGCATCCGGCAAGAAAGCTGGTGGCTGGTGGGCTGTGAATAAGTCTAATGGGCAGTTTAAATATGTGCCTGCTACGGGTTTAAATGTAGACGAAGAGATACAAAGTATAAGGAAAACAGTAGAAACAATAAAGGAGAATAAGTTTGAAAGATGTTTTCAACCAGTACCAGAGAAGTTTAGAGGTAAGGAGACAGGTAATATGATACTCAATACTAACTGTAAGTTTTGCAATTATCGTTTTGATTGTTGGCCTAACATGGTAGAAAGACCTGCTGTAAAATCGCAGGCAAAAAGCCCCCCTATGGTGGCATATGTAGAGTTAAGAAAGGAGTGCTAAATGGATGTACGAGAACTTGAACTTGAAACGCTTGTTGACGAAATTAAAGAATGTGAGTCTCGTCTTAGTGACTTGCGTAAGGAATATCGTGAGCGAAAAACTGCTGGGCTTCGTGATGCTATTGCAACCCGTAATGAAGCAGATAAAGCTATTCAAGAAGAACTTAAATCCCTTGGTTATCGCGGTTATAGCTATCGCTATGATTTGCCTGCATTTAATTGGCGTGATTTGAAGTAGTGTCACCCTATAAACAATTTAGAGTAGCACGAAAATATGGGTATCGTAGCGGTCTTGAATTAAAGATATCTGAATATCTACACGAACTAAAAATAAAGTTTGTGTATGAAGGTATTAAGATTGAATGGGAAGACTTAGCGTACAGAACATATACTCCAGATTTTGTGCTACCTAATGGCATAATAATAGAAACAAAGGGTAGGTTTACTGTCGCAGATAGACGAAAGCATAAGTGTATAAAGAAGCAACACCCTGAATTAGATATCCGATTTGTATTTACAAACAGCAAATGTAAATTACAAAAAGGAGCAAAGACAAGTTATGCTCAGTGGTGTATAAAACATGGGTTTCAATACTACGACAGAATAATCCCTGAAGATTGGTTAAAGGAGAAAGGTAAAAACAAACACCCTAAATTTATAAAGTTTATGGGTACAAAGGTAAAAAGGAGATGAGCAATGGTAGGTAACGGTTTACTATCTAATATATCTAAAGAAGATTTTGTTATCCGAATTAGACCCATGTTAGATGATGAAAATTCATGGACAGGACAAGTAGACATAACCATTGTTACTTTTCCTGAGAATCCACTAGACGATGATGACTATAATCAGTTGATACATTTTAGTAAGATGGTATGTTCTTCAGTCCCTATAATGGAAGAAGTAGAACAAATCAGAGAAATGTTTAATGAGTATGCTCTTTTAAAGGAAGAAGAAGAAGTTGACATAGAAGGTCAAAAGGATGTAAAAAAGACATATGATGGCAACGTCATACATATAAAGTTTGATACAGATACGGAGGGGTCAGCATGAGTAGATATGAAGCGTATATGAAAGCTAGGATGGAAGAAGAAGACGCTATGCAAACATTGCTGCGTAAACAAGCTAATGCACAGAGTGATAATGTTATTGACATGGTTAATAGCCCACCCCATTATAATCAACAGGGTGTCGAGTGCATAGACGCTATACACGCTGCTACTGATGATGGCTTTGAATATTATCTACAGGGAAACATAATGAAATATGTATGGCGTTACAGGTACAAGAATGGAAAGCAGGATTTACAGAAAGCTGCATGGTATTTAGAAAAGTTAATAGAGACGTGTGATGAGAGTTAGAATGTACCTAACTATTGACATAGATGATGAAGAGTATCCTGTTCCAGCAGACGGACAAGTTGGAGAGGAATTAGAGGAAGGCATCCAAGAATATTTTTATGATATAGACGGTGCTTATATCAAAAACATAAAAACAATTACGGAGTAAAAAATGAGAAGCAATCAACTACCTACAGATTATCAAAACTTTATAGCACTGTCCCGTTATGCACGTTGGAAAGAAGAAGAGCAACGTAGAGAGACATGGAGTGAAACCGTGTGCAGATACTTTGATTATATGGAACAGCATCTAGCAGACAAGTGTAATTATAAATTGTCAGATAAACTACGAGCAGAGTTAGAGGAAGCCGTGCTTAACATAAGTGTAATGCCAAGCATGAGAGCCTTGATGACTAGCGGCCCTGCACTAGACAGATGTCATGTTGGTGGGTACAACTGCTCTTATGTGCCTGTGGATAGCCCACGTGCGTTTGATGAGACTATGTACATCCTCATGTGTGGCACAGGCGTAGGCTTCAGTGTAGAGCGTCATAATATTGAGAAGCTGCCCGTAGTAGCAGAGGATTTCTACAAAACTGACACATTAATCAAAGTAGGAGACAGTAGACCCGGCTGGGCAAAATCACTTAAAGAACTTATAGCTATGCTGTATGCCGGACAGATACCCTCATGGGACGTATCAGAGGTACGCCCTGCAGGTGCTAGACTCAAGACGTTTGGTGGTAGAGCATCCGGCCCACAGCCATTGGTGGAGTTATTTGATTTTTGTGTTGAGAAGTTTAAGAGAGCAGCAGGACGCAGACTCTTCCCGATTGAGTGTCACGATATCATGTGTAAGATTGGTGAAGTTGTAGTCGTAGGCGGCGTTCGTCGTAGCGCACTTATCAGCTTGTCTAATCTAAACGATGATCAGATGGCACATGCCAAGTCAGGTAAGTGGTGGGAGAATGAGGGTCAACGTGCGTTAGCCAACAACTCTGTAGCATACAAAGGCAAGCCAGAGATGGGTACATTCATGCGTGAGTGGCTATCCTTGTATGATAGTAAGTCAGGTGAGCGTGGTATTTTCAATAGAAAATCTGCACAGGTGCAGGCTGCTAAAAATGGTCGGCGTGATGCTGATCAAGACTTTGGCTGCAACCCATGCTCTGAGATTATATTACGCCCTTATCAGTTCTGTAATTTATCTGAGGTAGTCATCCGCGAAAGTGACACTATGGATACATTGAAAGAAAAGGTTAGGCTTGCCACTATACTTGGCACATTCCAAGCCACACTGACTAACTTTAAATATCTACGTAAAGTATGGAAAGATAATACAGAGGAAGAGCGTTTGCTTGGTGTCTCCTTGACAGGTATCATGGATAATGCCCTGACATCTACCGCAGGTGATAAGTTACCTATATTACTTGGCATACTAAGAGATGAGGCAGTGCGTACAAATGCAGCTATGGCGAAGCAGTTAGGGATACCACAGTCTACTGCAGTGACCTGCGTTAAGCCTAGCGGCACTGTGTCACAGCTTACTGACGCTGCGTCAGGTATCCATGCTAGACATAATCCATACTACATACGAACTGTTCGTGGTGATAACAAAGACCCATTGACACAGTTTCTTGTGTCACAGGGCATACCTGCTGAACCTGACGTAATGAAACCCGACTCAACGACAGTGTTCAGCTTTCCTATGAAGTCACCCTTGGGTGCTATCACACGCACACAGATGAACGCTATAGAGCAGCTAGAGTTATGGCTGACCTATCAGCGTTACTGGTGTGAGCATAAGCCATCTGTAACAATCTCTGTAAAAGAACACGAATGGATGCAGGTAGGTGCTTGGGTGTATGAACACTTTGATGAGGTATCTGGTATTAGCTTCTTACCATTTAGTGAGCATACATATCAGCAAGCACCTTATCAGGATATAGATAAGGATGACTACAAAAAGTTCTTGACAAAGATGCCAAAGAACGTAGACTGGTCCTTGTTGCAAGAGTTTGAGAAAGAAGACACTACATCAGGTGGACGTGAGTTGGCGTGTACTGCAGGTGTGTGTGAAGTAGTAGACTTAACAGCAGCATAGAAAGGAGAAGGTATGAGAGACGTATTAATTAATGCTACACGTTCACATTTAGCTGGGCATATAAATAAACATCTTGCTAATGTTGAGGTGTATATGAACAATACTGTTGGTATCGGAGAACATTCTGATATCATAGAGACTATAGAATTAGAACTTGAGCAGATGGCTAACTACCATGACAAGTTAGAGATGCTTACAAAATATTTTATACAACCACGTCAACAGGAAGAAAAGGAGATAGATGATGAATAATATTGAGCGTTTTACTCCAAACCCATACACAGGTAATCCTATGTATTACAAAGACAATCCTGAATCTGTGCGTAAACGTGACTCACAAAGGATGTATGTAAACGGTAAAGAGGTGTCTAAAAAGCACCCACTTCACAAGCCCGGACGATACAAGTCTTTGGATGATGTGTGGTCACACTCTGTAATTGATGACACAAAAGAAGGAGACGTGTATGCCATCGTAAATAAAGCGTGGCCTGATTGGGTAAAAGTGGGTAAGGCAAGTATAGCAGAGGATAGACTGAGTGGGTACCAGACATCTTCACCGTTTCGTGACTATGAAATAATAGCTAAGATTGCTGTAGAAGATCGCCATCATAAAGAACGGGAGATGCACAAAGTGTTTGAGCATTT